CTCGGTGACAATGTCACTCAGGAGGGAATCTCGGCCCGCTATGACGCCGGTCTCCTCTATATTGAGGTTCCCATGACGAAGTCAAAGAAGCGGATCATCTCCGTAGAGTAGTCGATCTGACTAAATGCGTGGCCCGCTGGTTCAGTAAGTTCCAGTGGGCCACCGTGTTTTTGCCACATAGTTAGAGTATGACAAAATATAAGCTTGTTGATCTGTTGTTTGAGACCGGATTCGGCACATCAATGTCGACGGTCGCTCAGGGTCTTGGTAGAAACAGGCACTCCGTGAACAAGGACCCATACACGTGGGAAGACTATGATGGCATGGAGTACGATATCTCCACCGATGAGGCTGGCAAGACCTACGCCAGCATCAAGGACCTCGCAAGCGGTGAGAAGCAGAGCTTCTCTCGAGTCTTCAACGATGAAGATCAGGCGAAGATGTGGGTGCGCACTGAGTTTGAGAAGATGCACCGCAGGAATATGTCCAAAGAGCGTTGAAAAGCACTTTACCCGTGATATAATCCGGTATTGGAGTGCAACAAGTGATTCCTGAATACGAGATCAATTTTCCGTTCTCGCAGATCCGTGACGCCCAGAAGGATGCGATCGAGTTTGCGCTCAAGGCATTCTTTGAAGAGGACAAGAAGTTTGTCGTGATCGAGGCTGGGACTGGCGTCGGCAAGTCGGCAATTGGACTTGCACTTTCGAGGACGGTGTCTGCCCACTGTGCTCCTGCTGAGTTCAAGCCCGGTGGCTACTTCATCACGACCCAGAAGATCCTGCAGGACCAGTACCTGCGCGACTTTGGATCTCCCAAGGGGACGATGCTATCCCTGAAGTCTTCTGCAAACTTCCAGTGCACCTACCACAAGGCCAACACCTGCGCTGACTCGCTCCGGGCCCTCAAGGTTGCCGACAAGTCCTCAGCGTTCTTCAAGAACTGTGCCCACCACTGCGTCTACCGCCAGGCAAAGCAGGCATTCATCTCTGGCGAGGAGGGCGTGACAAACTTCAGTTACTTCCTCGCTGAGACGGTATATGCTGGTCGCCTCCAGCCCCGCCGGGTGTTGGTTGTCGATGAGGCGCACAATGCCGACATGGAGCTCAGTAAGTTCATCGAGATCGACATCAGCGAGCGTTTTGCTTCCACTGCCCTAAAGATCGAGATGCCCGAGATCAAGACGCAGCACCAGGCGATCACCTGGGTCCGTGAGCAGTACGAGCCAAAGCTCGCATCCCATGTCAAACACATGGAGCAGATGCTCGAGAAGTACGTAGGGCTCAAGGACAAGCTCAAGGAGTTCACCACCGTCGCAAAGCGGTTCGAGCTCCTCGACAAACACATCTGCAAGGTGCACCGGTTCCTGAAGATCTATGACGACGAGAACTGGATCTTCAACCTCATCCCTGCAGAGGGCCAGGCTGGCCGCAAGCTTGAGTTCAAGCCGGTGGATGTCTCACACTACGCTGATGAGTTCCTGTTCCGGCACGGTAACAAGGTCATCTTGATGTCAGCAACTATCCTTGACAAGGAGGGCTTCTGTGGCCTGCTCGGCATCAAGCCTGAAGACTGCTCCTTCATCTCGATTCCATCTCCGTTTCCTGTCGAGAACAAGCCAATCCTGGTGAGCCCAGTCGGCAGCATGTCGGCTGGAAAGATCGACATGACTCTTCCGCGGCTTGCAAACGCAGTGACTGAGATCTTGCGGAACCACCCGAACGAGAAGGGCATCATCCACTGCCACTCGTACAAGATTGCGAACTACTTGATGAAGAACGTGAAGTCAGCAAGGCTCCTGACGCACTCTAGCACAGACCGCGATGAGACCCTCTCAAAGCACATTGCCGGCGCACAGCCAACCGTGCTCCTGTCTCCGTCGATGACCGAGGGCGTTGACCTCAAGGACGACTCGAGCCGGTTCCAGGTGCTATGCAAGGTCCCGTACCCTTATCTCGGCGACAAGATCGTGAAGAAGCGCATGCACCGCTGGCCCTGGTGGTACCCGCTCCAGACCGCAAAGACGATCGTCCAGTCAGTAGGTCGCTCAGTTAGAAGTGAGACTGACCACGCAGTGACCTATATTCTCGATGAAGACTGGGATAGGTTCTACTCAAAGAACGAGAAGTACTTTCCAGTCGACTTCCGGGAGAGCATCGTAAAATGATCTGTAAGAGCGTTGAGCACCTACGCAGCGTATTGGACGAATACCACCCAAATCAAAAAGTTTGGGCTACTAGCGGCGGGTTTGATCCCATGCATGTGGGTCACCTCCGGTGTCTTCTTGAGACCGCAAGCCTTGCATCTCCTGAGGATGGAATCACGGTTGCAATTGTGAACAGCGACGGTTTTCTTCACAGGAAGAAGGGCTATGCGTTCATGCCTCTAGAAGAGCGCATGGAGATAATCAATGGCGTGAAAGGTGTCGACTATGTAGTTCCATGGGATGACGGCTCTCAGACAGTTGTCGGAGCCATTGAGAAGCTCCGCCCCAACTACTTCACCAAGGGCGGCGACAGGGACTCTTCTGGCAATGTTCCAGAGTTTGACCTGTGTGAAAAGATCGGCTGCTATGTTATATTCGGAGTCGGTGGTGGAAAGATCCAGTCATCGTCAGAGCTAGTCGCAAAGGTGAAGTCATGAGGATTGTAGAGAAGCCATGGGGCCACGAAGAGATCTGGGCCGAGACTCCAAAGTACCTCGGCAAGATCCTGTTCATCAGGTCAGGCCATCGCCTCAGCCGCCAGTACCATGAGCGCAAGGAAGAGACGATCAGGGTCATGTCTGGGGTCGCCACAATCGAGTGTGGTGTTCCTGGCGATGCTGGCTCCCATTCCGCAAAGTATTCTGTTGGCAGCATTTTTCACGTCACTCCAGGAACGGTGCATCGATTCTGCGCCTACGATGGTGATGTGCAGCTCATTGAAGTCTCAACTCCTGAAATTGAAGATGTTGTGAGGCTCGAAGATGACTACACCCGCAAGTAAGAAGGAAAAGCCCCGCCGCCCCGGTGCTGGATTTGTTGTCCTTCGAAAGTTTGACGAGGGATGGAAGGTTCTTGGCCTGAGATTCTACAGCACCTACGACCTACCAAAGGGCGGAGTCGATCGAATCGATGAACCGATTCTCGAAGCCGCAAAGCGAGAGTGCTTTGAAGAGTGCGACATCGCTGTTGAAGAATCAGAGATGCCGTGGCAAGAGCTTAATCTGAAGCTCCGGCACCTGACACTCTACATTGCGGTCACCAACAAGGACCCCAAGATAAAGAAGAACCTGAAGACTGGAATCGTGGAGCACCACGGCCTGAAGTGGCTAGACCTCGAGACAGACCACGATAAGTTCCATCCCTATCTACAGCCGGCAGTTATTTGGGCTAGAGACATTCTGAAGAGCACCGAGAGTTTATACTAGCTTCTTGGTGGATACATATTAGTATGTCTGTTTTCAAAGAGCACAAGACCTCAGCCGATAGGTCGGCCTCAGATCGCCGACGCCACAAAGAGAAGATAGACAGGGCAATCAAGGAAGGAATCCACGATATTGTCGCTGATGAATCGATCATCGGTCAGGACGGCAAGAAGAAGATCAAGATCCCCGTCAAGGGAATCAAGGAGTACAGGTTCGTCTATGGCGATAATGGAAATCGTCAGGTCGGATCTGCTCCTGGAAAGGACGTCTCTCGAGGCCAGACCGTCGGGAGCGCTGGAAAGCCCCAGAAGGGAAAGCAGGGCAAGGGCGGCGACGAGGCAGGTGAGGAAGTCTACGAGGTAGAGATTACTCTCGAGGAGCTAGCCCACTACCTCTTTGACAGCCTTGAGCTTCCTGAGCTTGAGAAGAAGTCTCTCAGGCAGGTCATCACTGAGAAGATGAAGCGCCACGGTCACAGGAACGAGGGAATCAGGCCCCGACTGGACAAGAAGGAGACCGTGAAGCGCATGCTCCGGCGCCGAAATGTCGCAAAGTCGACAGGGTCTTATGACCCAGATTCCGAGGACGGCTTCTCCTTCAATGATGACGACCTGCGCTACAAGCACATCAAGCAGGTCTCGCAGCCTTCCTCGAATGCGGTGATCTTCTTCATCATGGACGTCTCTGGATCGATGACAGACGATAAGAAGTACCTAGCAAGAAGCTTCTTCTTCTTGCTATATCACTTTGTGCGCTCAAGGTACGAGAACACGAAGATCGTGTTCATTGCCCACGACACTGCGGCATATGAGGTAAATGAGGACCAGTTCTTCAAGCGTGGGTCATCTGGTGGCACTATGGTATCTCCCGCGATAGACATGGTGAGCCAGATCATCGAGAAGAGGTATCACCAGTCGGCCTGGAACATCTACGTGTTCCAGTGTAGCGATGGAGACAACTTCTCGAATGATAACTCGAAGCTTCTAGAGCGGCTCAGGGTGCTTAAGCCGCTGTGCCAGCTTTATGGCTACTGCGAGATAGAGCCAGAGAAAGAGAAGATGAAGTGGCAGCAGAATGACACGATGCTCGGCAACCTTCTCCAGCCGCTCAAGGATACAAACTTCAAGATTGCAAATATCGCCGCGCCCAAGGACATCTGGCCCGCATTCAAGTCATTCTTTGGAGGAAAACTGTAATGTCTGATTGGACCTTCAAGGAGCTGGAAGATTACGACAGGCGGATCATTGAGATTGCTGAGGGCCACAAGCTCGATTGGTTCCCGATAGTCTATGAGACCTGCGACTACTACGAGATGATGGGGCACATGTCTTACCACGGCATGCCGAGCCACTACCCGCACTGGTCCTTCGGCAAGTCCTTCGAGCGCACGCACCAGATGTACAACCTCGGTGCAGAGGGCCTTCCTTACGAGCTCATCATCAACTCAAACCCGAGCATCGCCTACCTGATGCGAGAGAATCCACTGTACCTCCAGGTGCTCATCATGGCGCACTGCGTCGGGCACAGTGACTTCTTCAAGAACAATCGGATGTTTTCGAACACCCAGCCGGACATCATCGTGCACCGGTTCAGGAACGCACGGAAGAGGATTCAGGGATACATCGAGGACCCAAGCATAGGAATCATCAAGGTCGAGGAGCTGCTTGACGCGGCTCACTCGATTCAGTTTCAGACCTACCGCTTTCCCAAAGAGTACATTCCGCACTCCGTCAAGAAGAAGGAAATAATCCAGAAGTTCAAGGAACAGAAGGAGCGGGGTGGGAATGTTGCTGCAATGAATCTGGACAAGGTTCCGCTTGAGAAGGAGTACGATGTTCTCGGTTTCCTGTGCGAACACGCTGTCCTTGAGGACTGGGAACGAGATATCGTCGACATCGTGAGGACCGAGTCCCAGTATTTCATGCCCCAGATCCGCACCAAGATTATGAACGAGGGTTGGGCCAGCTTCTGGCACTACCGAATCCTCCACGACCTAGAGCTTCCTGCAGAGCTCCATCTTCCATTCATCAAGTCCCACAACCAGGTGATAAGGCCCGCCATCGGCTCGATCAATCCGTATCATCTCGGGTTCCACATGTTCCACGATATCGAGAAGCGGTTTGGAATCGAAGAGTGCTTTCTCGCTAGGGAAGCCTGCAACGATGAGTCCTTCATCAGGAATTACCTGACTCAGCAGATGTGTGAAGACCTCAACCTGTTCTCATATGGACGCAAGAAGGACAACTACGTGGTTGAGGATGTCTCTGACGAGCAGGGATGGAAAGAGGTCAAAGAGGACCTAATCAGGCAGGTCGGCGCGAATACGATTCCAACGATCTATGTTGAATCTGTCGACAAGGGCAACGTCTTAGTGCTGCACCACGAGCACGATGGAAGGGACCTCGAAATCGGCTACGCAGAAAAGGTTATCGATCATGTGTCAGCAATTTGGAAGAGCGAAGTGAAGCTCCTAACAACTTTGGAAGGCGAACCCTTCGAAATCTGAGAGGTGTCAATGTCAAAGAATAAGAGTCAGTTTCTCGATCTCATCAAGAGCCAGAGAGATAACAAGCCGGACACCAAGTTCGAGGGTACGTTCCTGGAGTACCTCGATGTGGTCCGTGAGAATCCCGGTGTTGTGAAGCACGCTCACAAGCGTCTCAACGACACTGTCGAGGGATTTGGCTTCTCGGTCCTTCCAGACGAAGACCCGCGGAAGCGAAAGATCTTCGATGGCGACAACATCAAGATCTATGATTACTTCAAGGAGGAATTCTTTGGTCACGAGCGTGTGATTGCAAAGATCATGCGATTCCTGAAGTCTGCGGCGCTCAAGGGAGAAGAGAGCCGCCAGGTGCTGTTGCTCATGGGTCCAGTTGGCTCAGGCAAGTCAGCCCTTGCCGAGCACATCAAGAAGGCGATCGAGCATGCCGAGCCGTTCTACCACCTGAAGGACGATCCCCAGCGCGGCGAGCCGCTCCAGCTCATTCCCAGGTCGCTCCGTCCCGAGTTTGAGAAGCTCCTCGAGGCAAAGATCGAGGGTGACATCAGTCCTGTCGCGCGACATGTCCTGCTCGAGAAGTACAAGGGAGAGTACGAGAAGTTCGAGGTTGTCCAGTCGACATTCTCCCAGCGCGCTCGGCGAGGCGTTGCGGTGGTTCCTCCGATGGACGCAAACTCGCAGGACGTATCAGTCCTGATTGGCTCTGAGGACATCTCAAAGCTTGACAAGTACTCAGAAGACGATCCCAGGATCCTGTCCCTGAATGGCGCCTTCAATGTCGGAAACCGAGGCATCGTTGAGCTCGTGGAAGTGTTCAAGAACGAGATCGAGTTCCTGCACACCATCATCACCGCAACCCAGGAGAAGAGGGTCCCGTCTCCTGGCAAGCACGACATGATCTACTTCGACGGCGTCATCCTCGCACACTGTAACGAGGCAGAGTGGAACCGGTTCCGCACCCAGCACACCAACGAGGCAATCCTCGACCGAATCGTCAAGATCAATGTCCCTTACGTCCTTGAGCTCTCCCAGGAGATGAAGATCTACGAGAAGATCCTCAAGAAGTCTGACTTCAAGGCCCACATTGCCCCGCACACAATCAAGGTCGCATCGATGTTCTCAGTGATGAGCCGGCTCAAGCCGACTCAGAAGTGCGATGCGATGACCAAGATGAAGATCTACAACGGTGAGGAGGTCATCGAGAAGGGCAGGGTGAAGAAGATCGACATCAAGGATCTGCGTGAGGAAGCCAGAGACGAGGGGATGAACGGAATCTCTACCCGTTTCATCATGAAGGCGATCGACAACGCGCTCTCTGATTCGGAAAAGAGCTTCATCACGCCAATCTCTGTCATGACTGCGATCACAAAGCAGGTCCAGGAGCAGGTGATCGATGAGGAGTTCCGCACCAAGTGCCTCGAGCTCATCCAGAAGGTCGTCCGCGAGGAGTACCTGAAGATACTCGAGACCGAGATTGCAAAGGCTTTCGTTACCGCCTACGAGGAGCAGGCACAGTCTCTGTTCGACAACTATCTCGATAACGCAGAGTCGTACACCACGCGCCAGAAGATCAAGGACCGCGTCACCAGAGAGGAGCGTGAGCCAGACGAGAAGTTCATGCGTGCGATCGAGGAGCAGATTGGAATTGTCGCCTCCTCCCGTGATGGTTTCAGGTCTGACGTCACGGCCTACATGTTTGCGAAGATGCGTAGGAACGAGAAGGTGAGCTACACTTCGTATGAGCCTCTCAAGGAGGCAATCGAGGGATACCTCATCGCATCTGTGAAGGACATGGCGCGGATCGTCACGAAATCCAAGACCAGAGACGACGACCAGCAGAAGAAGTACTCCAACATGATCACCACCATGGTCGATGAGTACGGATACACTCCTGAGTCTGCCGAAGAGGTGCTGACATTCGCCAGCAACAATCTATGGCGCGATAGCTAAGTCATTTAGCTTTAGACCTCAATGGCCCGCTAGCGCGGGCCATTTTGTTTCTATACAACACCCGCGCCAGAGTTATAGACTAATAGAGGAGTGCCATGAACATCACGTTTGGAGCATCTGAAGTCCTTATTGCGGGTGGAATCTTCCTGCTATCCTCTGCCATGCCTATCCCTGGTTGGGTGTTTGTTGCACTCGGCTGTTTTGGCGCCTTCTTCAATATGGCGACAAAGATGCACGAGAAGAAGACGCAGAGCGATAATATGCAGAAGTTTGTCGATACGCTAGCAAGCAAGATCAACGACAGCGACAATTTCCAGAGCCTCAGGAAATTTGTTCGTAGCAATGGCGACAGTGTAAATTGATGTCTACGATGCCCGTCGCAGGCGGTAAGCAGCATGATGAGATCCTCCAGTGGGTGGAAGAGCTTGACTCTGCTGTCCGTAAACTACGCAATGGAAAGCTGTCAGTCACTTTTGGCAAGAAAGCTGAGAGCCTCCAGTACCTCGACTCTTTGCGGATGGTGTATGAGATTTCTGCAAAATCAGATTCGGCTAGGTCGTGCAGATCGGCTCTTGTCGAGGCGATAGTCTCAGCAGAGAAAAGAGTTCCCGGCTCAAGCTACTTTGCTTTGTGCGGTTTTATTGCCGCTTACATGAACAAGAGCATCGATCTAGAGAAGTACAGCGGGCGATCTCAATTCATGGATATCGATGAGCTGAATCGAGCTGTGTCAAAGGTTTCGACCTGCGAGATAACAACCACTGTCGTAAGGGCTGCGCTGAGCGCTGCAGGCGGTTCTGGTACCATCAGGGTCAGTCGATCAGATGAGCATGATATAAAGCTCAAAGTGCATGAGGGTTATCGCTTCAAGTCTGGTATCGAACATTCTTTCTGCCGGGGAACTAGCATCTCAGAATTTGACTTTCTGGACTGCGATGTTGCGCTGATTGATGGAGTCATCACTGCAGTTTCCGAGATCCATCACCTACTCGAGCACTACTCTGCATCCAAGCGCAGGTTGTGTCTGTTTGCCCGGGGATACGAACCAGAGGTAATACACACTCTTGCGGTAAACTACCTCAGAGGGTCTCTGAGGGTCATCCCGCACCGTATTCCCGTGAGCATCGACGCAATAAACATGCTGAGAGACCTCGGCGTCTGTGTGGGACACGATCCTATCTCTCCGCTGAAGGGAGAGCTTGTATCAAGCCTGAAGCTTGATTCCATTCCATCTGTCCGAAGGATTTCTTCGAATAAAAACGAATGTACGATAGAGAATCCTGAGCGGTCAAAAAGCGTCTGGCTCCACGCACGGTGGCTTCTTGAGCAAGCTGCACAGGAGCAGGTGGAAGACAAGAGAAAGCTGTTCGAAGAACGCGCGGCAAGTTTAAATCCCGCAATTGTCGAGATATGCCTCGGGAGATGTGTTGGCGAGCTAGCTGGTCTTCTTGAAGACAGGATCCGCGCAGCTCTTGGAATAGTAAACGGGTTCTGCCTGACTGGTAGAATATCGAGTAAGGACATTGACGACTCCGAATTTGTTTCTGAAATGCTACCTAAGATTGGTGACCTGCCTGCTGGCTCTCTTATCAATGGAATGAAGATTGGCAGCAGGCTCGCAGAAACGATGAAATCGATAGGAGCAGTGATTGCAGATGATACCAGAAAGACAAATCAAGGATAGGCACTGGTTCTCCGGAGCGCAGGTCGAGTATGACTTCTATGATATCCTGTCACAGGTCCTGGAAGAGATCGACAGTGGCGCTGAGCTCCATGTTGGCACTGACTCAGACCCGAAGGGAAAGCAGATCTCGTTTGTGACGGTGATTGCGCTCTATCACCCTGGACGCGGTGGCAAGTACTTCTGGTCAAGAGAGAAGATCTCAAAGAGCGAGGTTCCCAGCCTCAGAAAGAGGCTTGAGCTCGAGACTTCTCACTCTCTTGAGATTGCCCAGATCCTCCGAGACATGTATGGTGACCTAAACATCGCAGTGCACCTTGATTGTAGCAGCGATCCATCTGCCGGCTCTTCAGTTTGCCAGAAGAACTTGCAGTCATATGTTCTTGGAATGGGCTTCAGGCCTGTCATCAAGCCGGAGTCATGGGCCGCTAGCTGTCTCGCGGACAAAAAGACCAAAAATGCATTTACTAACGCTGCTTAGCACGATACACTTCTTCAGGAGTAAACAGAAAATGTCTAAAACTTTCGCACCGACTGGACCAAAGCAGTCGCAGGTCGGCTCTCTAATCAATGGAATCTTCGACCTCAATGCTAATGAGACCGTGTCTCTCATCCTACAGAACCGCCAGCAGCTTAACCTCGATGACAACGCGCTCAACAAGCTTTCTGAGCTTGTTAGGGCTTCTAACGAGAAGTGCCGAGGTGCTGCGCTCGACCAGATTGTGAAGATGTACTCCTGACATGGATGGAACGAAGCACCTGATCGAGTGCATGTGTATCTTGCCCCAGCTGAAGGGCAAGCCAAACCAGGTGTTTCACAAATTTGTAGTCTTCAGCGTGATCGGAGACGATGACAAGGTTCAGCCTTCGTACGCTCAGTGCAACAACTGTGGTGCAGTCCACAAGGTGACTGACATCTGTAAGTCTGAGCTTCTGGTTGGAAAGGACGAGCTCAGGTCTCTGCTCTCTGAGAAGGACATCAAGCTCACGCTGCCTACTTCGTTGACGAATATCCTGGAATCATACTCTTGTGACTTAGCAACATGGCAGTACGTGCAGTTTGCATTCCACAATCAGAAGTGGGGATACTGGACGACCCTAGTCAAGGAGGAGCTTGAAGCGGGAGTATCTGGAAAGATTTTACGCATCGACGGTCCGAGTAATTTTAGAATCGAGCCGTTCAATACGGAGGATATGTGACGAAGCTGTATGGTACGATCTCTGGTGAGAAGCGGGTACAAGACTCAATCAAGGCCCGCGAGATCGCACAGGAGATCCTCAAGTTTGGAGTGTCACAGTATCAGATTACAAAAATCATCTACCTTCTAGCCCTTGAGCTGGAGGATAGAGAGGCGCTGGACGGCGTCGTGGAAGTCGTGAAGCCCCTGCTCGATGGTCTGGGCGAGGCGCATGACTCCAGTCCAATCATAACTTAAAGAGGGAAACATGGCAAATCTGAAGAGCAAGTGGGAAGAGATCAAGGTACTGGTGAACAGCCTCGACCTGGACATTGTAAAGCAAGAGAATGGGAATGCCAGCGCTGGCATCCGCGCACGAAAGGGACTCAGGCTCCTGAAGAATGAGGTTGCCGCTCTCGTCAAGGAGAGCCTTGAGACCGAGAAGGACAGGAAGACAGAGGAATAATCTTCTGCGTCTCCATGATGTCGCCGGCCATGTGCCGGCGATTTTCATTTCCCGACTTCAGTCTTTGCAAGCTTTCCAATGATGTCCTTCTCGATCTGACAGATCCTCATCCTGGTTACTCCAAAGATGTCGCCAATGTCCTGTAAGATCCAGGGTCCTGAGTCGGACGCGACAATTGCACAGTTCAGGTGCTTTCCGCAGTTCATCCAGTTCCTGCAGCTTGACTTCTCGCAAGCCAAGGATCTCTTCTTGTGTTCCTCAAAGCAAGTTGTGTTCTGGACTATAATTTCTTTCATGTTCTCCGCCTAAGAGAACTATAAGCTATCAAAAGCGCATGTTCATTTTGAGCAGAAATCTGCTACTGCGGCTTGTGATAGTTATCTGAAGCGAGTGTAGAAGAATGGCTGTAAATAGACTTAACCTGACGCAAGGAAATCTCTACCAATATACTGGTACAGATGGCTCCTATTCACTCCTTCTCGGAGGAGTCGATAGAGTTGATGAAACAGATCTAGTAATTTCTGGATCTTCTTATCTGGGAGATAGCTCTTCAGATCGAGTCCAAATTACTGGATCTCTGAAGTCTAGACACATCACTGGCTCTATACACACTGTCGATGGCGTAACGCCATTCATAACCCAGGGAAGTAACACCACGGTAGCTTTTAGCAACGCTACTGGACAGTGGACTATAAGTTCGACTGGCGGCGGAACTCCAGGAGGTTCAGATACTCAAGTCCAGTTCAACGACGGAGGATCTACTTTTGGCGGTGACAGCGGCCTGACATTCAACAAGACAACTGACACTCTTTCTGGCGTGACTGGATCTTTCTATAGAGTTGTTGCAACAGATCTTTCGGCTTCTTCTGGAAACTTAAATCTTTCTCTTGGAGCGAACGGTAAAGTCACTGTCGCAGGCGACCTAGAGTTAGACGGTAACAACATCCTAGCATCCAACGGCTCAACAAACATTACACTCACTTCGAACACTCTCACTACGTTTGCTGGTGATATCAAGGTCACTGGAAACGATATCCAGTCCAGCACAGGAACTGCAATATCTTTAAGCGGCGTCAGTGCAACAGTCGCCGGAGATCTCCAAGTCACAGGAAATCAGATTAAGTCGAGCACTGGAACAATAGCATTGCAGCTTACGGGCAGCAATGTTACCGTGGGATCAAATCTCGTAGTTTCAGGATCCTCTAAGTTTGGAAATGATGCTTCTGATATAACGGTTGTCACTGGATCATTCTTGTCTAGGAACATCACTGGTTCATTATCAACCGTGGACGGATCTACGGCATTCCTAGCCCAGAGTGGAAATGCCACTGTGAGCTTCAACAATTCTACAGGCCAGTGGACAATTGGAGCATCAGGAGGTGGAACTCCAGGAGGTTCAGATACTCAAGTCCAGTTCAACGACGGAGGATCTACTTTTGGCGGTGACAGCGGCCTGACATTCAACAAGACAACTAACTCTCTTGCTGTTGGTGGAGCTGTTGCAGTCAATGGCACAGATATCACCTCAACATCAGCAAATTTCAGTCTCTTCGGCACAAATGTGACGACTCTTAACATTGGTAACGTTTCTTCAGCACAGACTATCACCATTGGTGGATCTTCCACAGGGGCTTCAACTTACAATCTTGGAACTGGAGTATCTTCCAATGGAAACAACAAGACTATAAACATTGGAACGTCAAATGCCGCAGGGTCAAATACAATAATTAACCTTGGAACAAGCCAGGGTGGAAAAACCACTGTCAGCGGCTCCTTCTCATACAAGGGAGAAGTATATGCCAGTGATATCCAGCTTGTGTCTACAAGCACAGGCGTCTCTGGAGCTGCAAGGTATGTGAGATTTACCGCAGCCGCAACGTTAAGTCTTCCTGCTCTTTCAGAATCAGTGCATGGTAGGGTCTTGACCATAACAAATGCTATATCAGCTGGTGGTAACGGCATCATTGCTCCAAATGGATTAGAGAATGTGATAGTTCTTGGAACAACGGGCCTTGGTTCTGTGACTTTGTCTGTACAAAGACAGTGGGTGGAACTGGTAGCAAAGTTCATAAGCGGCGGAAACGACAATGGTTGGTATGCAGTCTGCGGAGGAGTAATACCAACTCTTGATTAGCAGTTTCAGAACTCAAATTCTTGTTATGATTAAACTAGTCGAGGAGACGAATTGAAGAACAGAAAGCTTCTGATTATAGACACCAGCGTAATGTTGTATGACCCTAATTCGCTGAAGTTCTTTCACGGCAACGATGTGATCATACCATTGATTGTTCTTGAAGAGCTCGACAGATTTAAGGAGAAGAAAGAACAGGTCGGATCTGCAGCAAGAGAGGTCAATCGTTTCCTAGACTCTCTGAGGAAGATTGGAAGCCTTCATGACGGAGTTCAAGTTCCAAACACAGACATCTTCATCCGCGTTGTAAGAGTTCCAGTGGAGGAAAATGCTACTCCCGTAGAGTTTCCGATAGAGAAGGGTGACAACAAGATTGTCGCTGTAGCGCTGGCAATAAAGTCTCAGAATCCCGATAGAGAAGTAAGGGTCATCTCTAAAGACATCAACTTGAGAGTCAAGTGTGACGCACTTGGTGTCCGTGCAGAAGACTATTACACTGACATTCCAAAGGCATATCGTGATGGATCAGAAGCATATAGTGGCCAGTGTACGGTAGATGTCACCTCAAGAGACGTTGATGACTTCTATCGTGATGGAGAGATAGAGCTTGTAGATCCAGAAATTGTTCTCTACGAGAACCAACTCGTCCACGCTACTTGCGATATAGACCCCCAGAAGGGATTTATAGGCATCTACTCAAAGGGCAAGGTAGCAAAGCCCAAGATGTTCATGGAGCAGACCATCGGCGTGAAGCCCAGGAGTAAAGAGCAGACTGCTGCTCTTCACCTACTTACAAATAAAGACATCCCTCTTGTGAGCCTCACGGGTTTGGCTGGCTCTGGAAAGACTTTCCTGGCCCTTGTTGCTGGAATGTCAGGTCTCAATGCAAAAATCTATGACAGGATTGTGATAACGAGGTCCATCGAGCCTGTAGGTCGAGACCTTGGATTCTTGCCTGGTACAATCGATGATAAGATGGCGCCGTGGTTGATGCCGATAGTCGATAACTTTCGCAGCGCATTCCATGATCCATCTTATTTCGAGATGATGCGCCAGAAGGGGAGCATCGAAATATCTCCTGTGAGCTACATCAGAGGCAGGAGCTTCAATAACTGCTACGTGATTGTAGATGAGTCGCAAAACTTATCAATTCACGAGATTAAGACCATAGTGACAAGGTGCGGGTCTGGCACAAAGATTGTACTGCTGGGTGACACCGATCAGGTCGACACTCCCTATCTTGATCGGCACTCGAACGGTCTTGCCATCGCGATCGAAAAGCTGAAGGGCAAAGAGCTTTTTGGGCACATTAAGTTGGACCGCGGCGAAAGATCTCCCCTAGCAACTTTGGCTAGCAGAGAACTATAATCCTGAGGTTGCCTAATTACGTAAGAGGCAACAATGGGAAGAGTCAATCTCAGGTCCCGAGACTTGAACAGGTACAGGAAAGTGTACCCGGGTGTTAGATGGCCGTCTAGAGACGTCTATGTCACTGACGAGCCATTTGCACTTGAGAGTGACACTGTGTCATTCAATGGTTCGAGCACCGTGACATACACATTCAAAAATACATACGATACTGTACCTAACGTTGTTGTCACAGCAATGTCTGATTCTTTCAATGTATTTATTGAATCCATATCGAGGACTTCTGTGGTCATCAGGTCCAGCATCCCCAATTCTGATTCCGCGTCAGTTGTTGTGGTGAGCACATGAGCAGGATGGTGATGAGAGAAATAAACATCCAATTTGGAAACACCAGCGTAACAACTTTTGGAATTGCTCCAGTTGTCATTACAAATCCAAACCTAGATGTGAATGCCACGGCAATGATTGCAACGCCCAACGAAAACTTGAACGTTTCAACCGCAAAGCTTTCAGATGACATCTATCTGATAGTCTCAAATCAAGAGTCGGTAGATTCTGTAGAATACTTGATAGTGAGTAGCAGATAAATGGCACAGAAACCACCAGATTTTAAGACATCCGGCTTAAGGGCTGAGAGGATTATCGCCTCAGGAAGCTCTGCCAACCCAAGACTGCTTCTCATTGGCTCTGGCGCCGCCGGAAATGATGGAATAAATGTCGACACATCAAGTCTAATACTTGCTGGAACTGGTTCTGATACCTGGCTGTTCATATCAGGATCTTCCGGTGGCAACGACAGAGTCACTTTTGGCGGTGACGTATACATCTCTGGAACGTTGTTCGGAGTTTCTTCGACTACTCCAGGGCTTCCAGCAAACAGTGTCCAATTCAACAGTGCAGGATCATTTGCGGGCAGCAGCAACTTTAGGTTCATAAGCAATAACCTGCTGGTTACAGGATCGAACCAAACTAAGGGCCAGCTGTATGTCTCTGGAACTGCAGGATTCACGGGATCCGTCGAGATATACGATGCCTCTGGGGACACTCCTCAGCTAAGACTGAGCTCAAGCACAGGTCGTGCAGATCACTCGTACTCCAGCGATGGAAATTACTATGTCTCCATATCAAAGCCCAGTGGAGAGTACTGGCTAAGCGTCACGGCACCAAATGGTATCGGCTCAAATGTTCTCAGAGTATATCCGAGAAATTCTGGCCAGAGCGTTACGCTCTTTAGCTCAGGAAACCTTGTCAACTCAATAGCAAGAGACCCAGTCACCTCTGGCGACACAAATTTCTACGTCGAAGGCGTGCCGAACTCGAGAGGAACTTCCAGCACCCGAGGAACTGCAGTTTTCGGTGGAGACCTTGTATCTTCAGGAACTATTGCGGCTAGAGTTGGATTAACAGGATCTCTAACAAAGCTATACGATGGCACATCCTATCTCATAGCCGGCTCAAATGTAACAATCACAACAGGATCTAATGGATCAGTAACTATCGCCTCGACTGGTGGTGTCGGTGGAGGATCTTCATATTTCACTGATCCAGTCTCGGGAAAAATAAACGCCACAGGATCTCTAGCTCTGGCCGGCGGGCTCGGCTCTAGCTACACAACGGCAAATGCTGGATCTGACATACACTTCTTTGTGTCTGGAACAAAGGGAACTATTGCAGCGCGTCCAAGTTCTGGGGTCTCTCTATTCGGTGGAGATGTTGTAACTTCTGGTTCACTGATACTCGATAACGGAACTGGATATGGCGTGCTGAACATGTCCACCTCAGGAGAGCTCAGTCTAAGAAATCGATATCAGGGTGGCTACTTTATCTCATCAGTATACACTACTCTTGGAAATGCAGTCAACTTCCTGGAAGTCAGACCCAACGGTCAGGCGACTGGATCAGTCGCGTCAATATTCCCAGGGCTTTATGCAGGTCCAGCAAATCCATTCAACTCCAACGACACAACTTTCTTTGTGTCAGGCAAGAGAGGAGCAAAGAATGGTATTACTCGAGGAGCATCAGTTTTCGGTGGAGACATTGTTGCTTCAGGGTCAGCATACCTTGGAACTGATTCGACAGATTCTATAGTCGTCAATTCGCTCTTGGCTTCTGATATCATACCTGACGGCAATCGAACAAGGAACCTCGGCTCAGACACCGCAAGGTTTGCAAACATATTTACTGGAGACCTCCACCTAAGAAACGAGCGTGGAGACTACACTCTCATCGAGGAAGAGGACTGCCTCACGGTGAGGTTCAACAAGAATGGAAAGAGGTACAGGTTTGTGCTGGAGCGCGCTCCGGAATTTGATGAAATCAAGTGACTGGTTCATCTAGAAAGTAAAATGATCTCTAGCACGTAATAGTTAGAAACAGCAAGCGGAGGTAATCACATGGCTTTAGTCGGCAATATATCGGGCTCATCAAACGCCAACTCACTGATTGGCGTCACCGGATCAGTAATCTTCTCAAACAATCCAGCCGGCTCTTTCCCATCGAGCCTCCCTGGATCTGACGTACAGTTCTTCGTCTCTGGATCGATCGGCGGAAAGAACGGAGCCACCAGGAATGTGGCGGTCTTCGGTGGTGACATGGCGGTCTCTGGATCGCTCACGGTCGGCACTGGTTCGATCGTAATCACGTCAAACGACATCCAGATCGGAAGCGCGGGCCATGTCCAGATTGGAACGGCGGCCAATAGAATCGCCTTGGTCGGCTCAGACCTCAAGTTCTTTGACGGCAGCAACACTGGTGGAAAGACTCTATCAGAGCTTGCAAGCGGCGGTGGTGGCGGCGAATCGGTGTTCACGGCCACAAACGCTTTAGAGGCCTTCACCACAAGCTCCATCGCGATCGGTACGGCTGGAACCGCTGATGCAAATGGAACTGACGTATTCTTCTTTGTATCTGGAAGCAACGCCGGTGGTGCCAGCAACAAGGTGTCTCTATTCGGTGGTCCTGTCATTTCCTCTGGCTCCTTTGTTCGCATCGTAGAAACAGATGGCTCTACTTCGGTAGACCTCTCAAGAGCTGGCGTAATCAGCGGTTCCAGCAACCTCCAGGCTGGTGGAAATCTCACCATCGCCGGCACTTCAACGCTGGTTGGTGACGTTACACTGAGCGGTGATATCACGGTCGGTGGCAATGATATCAAGATGAACGGTGGAACCACCGCCATCACGTTCTCTGGAACAGGAGACGTTGCGGTCACCGGTGATCTCACGGTCACTGGAAATGACATCAAGTCCTCTGGTGGAACAACTGCAATCACTCTTGCCGGTACAAAGGTCACGACGGCTGGAGACCTCCAGGTCAACAGCAACTACATCTCAGGTTCAGCAGGCCTAAACCTCACGCTTGGAGCAAGCGGCAATGTCGCAGTCGCAGGCGACCTCACGGTCACAGGCAACGACATCAAGTCCAGCACTGGCGCCACTGCAATCACGCTCTCGGGTGGCAACGTTATCATCCCTGGCGACCTCACAGTGCAGGGAACCACGCTCACGGTTGACGCGACCACGATTGAGATGGAAGATCCAGTCATCGGGCTCGGATTCACCAGCGGGTCGACGGCGGTGGGCGTCGGAGACAGAGGATTCATCGGTGGACTCAGCGGAGTCAACAACGCGGCATTCATCTGGGATCAATCTGAGGGCGGGTTTGCGGCGATCAGGACCACTTCAGGCACTGCAACTGGTTCACCAATCACCGTAACTGACTACTCTACCCTGAGGGCTGGAAAGTTCGAGCTTGGCGGTGGAATCAACGTATTCCTATCATCTTCTGACGGCGCTTCAGTAAATCTAGCGGTGGCCACCTCTGCAACGGCTTCATTCTCGCAGGGCGGTACGACCAGGATCCAGTTCGGAGACATCGGCGGCTCTGGAGAGGGCGAGATCAAGGGCATGAGCGGCGCAAGCCTTGGAAGCCTCTGGCTCTCAGGCACCAGCGTAAACATTGGACATGGAAGCGGCGCCAACCAGGCCGTGAAGATGTACAGCGGCGGCACCGAGGTCGGAAGATTCACCGGCGCTGCAAACACGAGCCTCACCCTCACCGCACAGAGTCCAGCCGCAGGTGGTGTTGGAACCGCAAGGCAGCTGATCCTAACTGGATCATCCCTCGTGCTTGGTGCCCACGCTCAGGGCATCGAGTACAAGTTTGTCGGCTCTACACGCGGCTCGTTAAACTTTGGCGCAAGCACCCTGACAATGGGAACCGAGAGCGGAATTCTTCTCTCGCTCAGTGGCGCAAATGGCGTTCGCTCGATACACGGAACCAATGGTCACACATTCAGGAAGGAAGGCGCTGATGGAGATCACCTTACGATCTCGTCAGATGCCGGAGACACACTGTTCAGCGCGCTGCAGGACATCATCCTGAAGCCTACTGGCAACGAGGTCCTATACAAGAACAGCTCCAGCACAACGTTCCTCACGGTCCAGAACTCGAGCAACAATGCCAATATATTCGGTGGCACTAGCGCCAACGTCACTCTTGGTTCAGGAACTGGTGCAACCACTCTTACTCTCAGCGGTAGTACAGTTGTAGCAAACGCTGGTTCAGGTGGATTCGTCTTCCAGAAAGATGGGGCCCCAGAGCTTCACGTCAATGCCAGCGGTACAACGACAACACTGTCTGGATCAGCAAGCCAGAACATTACGCTGGCCTCTGGACTTGGAACAACGACTCTTGTGATGAGTGGAAGTGCGGTTGAGCTCAATGCCAGTGTTCTTTCTGGCGTCACCTTCAAGAAGGATGGAGCGGCCTTTGCGGTGGCCGGTCAGACGGGGGATGGAATCACTGGACTCTTCCCGAGCTCAGACTCAGGAGCGAGCCTCGGTTCGCCGCAGAGGCGATGGGCCAACGTCTACACCGGAGACTTGCACCTCCGCAACGATCGCGGCAACTGGACCATCATCGAGGAAGAGGAATACCTCTCGATCACGAACAACATCAACGGCAAGCGCTACAAGTTCGTACTCCAGGAACTGTGATAATCTAGTCAAGAGCTAGCTCCCATTGGAGCATATCGCCTCCACTTCCGGGTGGAGGCGATATTTACATCTGAGGTAAGCATATGGCGCTAATAGGAACAATCTCAGGAAGCGTGGGTGCTAGTAGCTCTCTGACTTCTACCACGGCAATATCAGGAACGCTGGTGATTGCTAATGTCCGAACAAATTTTCCCGTAATTACGTCTGACGCTGTGCTGTTTGTCAGTGGAACTGTCGGCGGGACGTCAAAGTCTGTCTTCGGTGGAGATTTGGTTGTCAGCGGAAACATTGACGGCAAGAGTGGGTTCAGCCTGTCAAGCGCCACTTCGACAGGCAGCTTTTCAGGTGATCTTGCCGTCGCTGGGCGCACGACACTGGCCGGCGTGACAGAGAGGATGACACACGCACAGGGAGGAAGCACTCTCACCTGTGATATGACTGGCTCGAGCATCTTCTATCTTAACAGACCTGCAGGCAACGTGACAGCCAACTTTACAAACGTTCCTACGACCGACAACAGAATTATCACACCCACTGTCATCCTCTCACAAAGCTCGCCCGCCTACATTGTCAGCATTGTGCAGGTAGACGGCGCTGGACAGACGATCAACTGGGCAAACGGAACCACACCAACAGGAACAGCTAACAAGCAGGACGTCTTTGGGTTCAGCCTCATCAGGTCGGGCTCTGCGTGGAAAGTCCTCGGCCAGATGAGCACATACGGGTGATCTGATGTATGGCAGGTTCTCAAATTTTGCAGGACCCATCTCAACCCGCCCGTTCTCGAGCGGAAGTGTCATCGTGTCAACAGGACTCATCCTCAACTATGACATCGGTAATGCGTCCTCCTATCCGGGATCCGGTGCCACAGTCACAGACCTCCAGGCCAGCAGCAACGCCACTCTCTTCAACACCCCGACATACACATCCGGCTACCTCACGTTCAACGGCACCAACCAGTACCTCACGACCAACACCAGCCTCAACTCGAAGCTGTCTCCGGCAAACACTTCGACAGTGATTTCCATATTCACCTGGGTCTATCCCA